TCATCAGGTATTATTTTGTCGTTACAGTCAACTTTCGGCGTCTCACTATCAGCATCAATATAAATAAAATCGTCATCGCTGCCCCACTTTATAATGTTCTTGTATAAATCATGTCGTTTGGTGTGGTTGGGGTTCGAGCCTCCTTTTAGATTTAATAATCTACTTGCTTCCATGTCATATGGCCGACTGAGGCTCCTATTTGGATAATAGCTCGCAACATATTTTGCTCCAGCGGGTGTTTTTAATGTTGGTGTCGTGCCAGATACTTCTGTCACTATTGTTTTTAATATTTCATGCTTACTGGAATCTACTCCAGCAATACCAGAAGATAAAACACCTGCACGATCAGCTCTTTGTTTCCACCATAAGCAATTTTGGCTCTGATTACTGTTTTGGGAGGCTCCTACTGGGGCATGCCCAAATTTCCAATTATATTTGTATTCTTCTATTCCTTTTAAAGAAGCTATTGGATTATGAGGCACAGTATCAATCGTTGGAAATTTGGTCCAATATTTATTTCTCTCCAAAACATGGCTTTCAACCATATTTCTTAATAGTTCAACGCTATTCGCTGATGCAGGTATTAGTTGTGCTATCATTAGTGTTACAGCGTCATCTATCCACTTATAATATTCAATAAATTTTTCTAAATCGAGGTCAGATTCGACGTTTCGGAAGAACATCTCTCTTAGCTTTTCCATTTTTTTATAATATGGACGATAACGATTAATGGGTTCACCAATAAGGTTGTTAAATTCAGAAACTGATGAGAAAAATCTCATCATTTCATCTGAAATAACTTGATACATGCTTTTTTCTATCGATAAAAGATGTTGTACATAAGTTGTCTCTCTAGTGAACTGAACATCATCTTGCCTATTCAAGATTTTTATCATATCATCGCTATTAACAATTTCTGGTAATTTTTGTTTAGCAGTTTGCACAAACTCTATGTCAATTGCTTGATCACGATAAGCCTCGGTAGAGACAAAAAAGTCGCCGCGGCCAGAATAGTTCTTCTCTAAAACAGGAGTTAATGTTCCATATTTTGAAACGTCACTAGATCCGGATGAAAAATCGTTAATAAGAAACTGGCCGTTAGCATCAGAACCCGTCAGGTTGTCCATGCTCCAGTTTAATATTAAAGTTTCAATTTGTGGTATTTTTGTACCTAAAAACCCACCTGCATCAGTTAGGTTAGAATTCTTTAATGGCTGAGTAACTCCATATGTATCAGAAAACCTACCATGTCCCCTCATCATATCGTTATCTAGGTAGCTATACCACGCCCGAACAGAAGAGACTTTAACATCGGATGGAAGCTGGACACTTCCAGTAAAATTAGTTCTTTTGGCGCCAATAAAAATTCTTTTTGGTGCTGAAAAGAATTTTGAAGCTTGTGAGAGGCTTATTGTACCAGACACAGCAAATTCTTCCTGTATTATATCTGATAAATAATTGTTTCCATATATTTCATAAGTGTAAGCTGAGCTAGCAGGGCTAAGAGAAGCACTCACCAAATTAGAAAACGTATTTTTTGTGGGCCTCAATCTAAAAGCCAAATTCCACTTCTGGTTGTCATATACACCTAAGTATTTCTCTGATTTTAAGGTAGAGAGGATGTCATTTGACGTCGAGGATACTAGCGAAAACAATCCGCTATTTTTATCTGTATCTGCTTTTTCAAATCGAAAATTAAAATTTATTGTGTCATCAGTAGCATATGATAGGTCTTCGTCAGATTCTTTTACTGCATGCATGCCGAAGATAGAAGAGTTTAAAGAGGGAAAAACTTGATGATTCACATCATTATACGCTCTTTTTGGAAAAATAACTTCTGCTTCAATTGTCATTGCNGCGCCGGACATTTGATTAGCAGATATTGCTGGGATATAAGAAATTGTGTTGTTNACAGACGGATTTTTATACTGATATGCGGTAGCAGAAAAGGCTCCTGCCCGGTTCCCTGTGGAGTCCATGCGTGTTTCAGAATCGTCAAAATCAATGAACTTTTTGCGTAAAGCTGTATTAACAAAGTTATCTTTTAATTCGTATTCATCATCTTTTGCATAAAGATTAAGCTTTACTAACTCCTCGTCAACACCAAAACACCTTAAAAAGTTTCTTAACGACTTGTAGGTTCCTTTCGATTTTTGTATGTATACAAGGTTGTTATATATGTTTTGATAAATTATATTTTTTACTTCATAAAGCTTCTTTTCAAAAAGCTTTTTTTCATCTCTATCTAAAAATTGAGCCAGGGCAGAGGCGTGAGCAAATAATTCTGGTGCATCATAGCCTCTAGATTCTAAAAGTCGTTCGGCAAAAGGCAGTGGCTTTTCGTATTTAGTATCATCTGGATAATTAATATTTCTTAAATTAGGCAGCTTTTCTATTTGCATATACAANTCGTCAAAATAGCTAGAAAGAATTTGCATTAAATATTTTAAATGATTAGATTCTGACTCATCCTCTTCTAAAATCCACCCTGGAACTGATTTATATAATGAAGCAGGATTAGTATGATCATGCATTCTGCCTATTTTTTTCTTATTTTCTAGTAAAGTAGAGACGTCAGGATGATAGGAATATATAATTGGATCTTGAAATTCTTTTGTTGCGGCAGAGGAGAGAACAATAGCAGAATTTATATTTCTGCAACCAGAAGAGTAGTTGATAAAAGTTCCATTAGAAATTCTTCCAGAATAATCCAATATTACAGAGTCTGTCGTGGACACTCCCGTTATTCCTTCGTTAAACTTGTAATACACCCCCAAATCAACCTTGTTGGTAACATCATCATATTTTACGTTGTCAGTGTTTGTGCCTCCGCCAATTTGATCACGGTAATATCTGCCAATTTGTTGTGCGTCTCTCTCTGTTTTCCAATATCTAAATTCATCGAAAGAAGTAGAAACTATGTTTCCCCAGCCGCGGCCGGCCAGACTGAGGCTAGTTCCCCTAGGTGATGCGAGGGCGCCCAGGGCGGCAATTAATTTACCGGATATAGAGTTAATTGATGAATCAGTTTGTTCAGATTGGTGTGTTCCGTCAACATAAAGTTTTGAATTGCCTTGCTTATAAGTAACAGCATAGTGATGCCACTTTCCATCCGCAACATCATCCAATCCAGTAGCGTGGGTGGCAGTATACACGTCAGACGACCCCGATTCTATTTTTAATATCAAGTGACTCTTTCCACTGCCAAGACCATAAGAATATATTCTTAAATTTCCATAATCATCCCCCGTTGATCCAGAAGCAGCAATATTGAATATATATTCATATTTTAAAACGTCTTCAGAAGCCCAACCATCTTTTTTCATCCAAAATTCAACTGTCAAACCCTTATCTGGGTCTATTTCAAGATTATTTGTTCTTTGACTAGCTGTATCATAGATATTTGTTTTAGAGGCACCTTTATGACTCGGCCCTGCTGTAATATTGCTCTTATAATCACCTTGCGTATCTGCATGTGGGCCGCCGGTAAAGTAAATATACTGAGGTGCACTACTGCTGTAAATATTACCCTCTTCAGTAGAGGTATATGTATGAGAAATACTATTAAAAGTAACAAATCCATTAGTTCTGGGATACTCATTTTCGAAAATAAAGATATCTAAGTATGTACCTTCGTTTTCCCATTCTAGTTTCTCTGCTCTAGAACCATCATAAGGATAAGTTTGATATATGCGCTTAACTGCAGTATCGTAATACTCTTCGGCTAACCCGAAGCGGGCAAAGTTAGAAGCAGTCGTAAAATCTACATCAGGAAAAAATCTATGTTTTCTTTTTGCATATGCGTCAATATATCTTACAGATTCAAGATCTTCGCGAATATTTTCTTGATTTTTCTTCTTTATAGATTTTAACGAATAACCTTTATCAAATAAATCTTTTATACCCATAAGAGAAACCCAGCCGTATTAGTTATTTTCAACCCTAAAATTAAATGTTTCTTCTTGTTTTCTCCAGCCATTTGAACAATAAAATAAGAATTTTATTCCGTACATGTAGCCTGGCTCCAACAATTTCATGTCTAAATCAAAATAACTTCCTGAACTATCATATGACATATAGGTGTGATTTGTTGAGCTGCCAGTAGAATTATTAATCATCTTATTATTATCAGCTATTCTGACTATTTCAAAAGAAGCGCTGGGAATGATTACATGTTGCATTTCTGTGCTAGCAACAGTATAAATTGTGGGGCTATAATTTCTTGGTCTTGTAAATACTCTAAATCTTGCTATTTCGTCTTTCGCATATTTTGATTTTAGATTAATTATTTTTGTAGTAAATTGTGTATAATCATCTGAATTAAGTACGGAAGTATTATTAAAGTTTTTAACTGATATCGTTCCAGTTTTGTATTCTCCTCCCACGCTTCCTGACCATACATCATGTATTATAGAAGAAGTTGTGTTGATTGAACCAGTAACCTTATAAACACCAGTGTTAGCCTTAGACGCAGTCAAAACAGTTAGTCTCGGTCCGGAAGGAGCACCGTTGCTAGAGGCATAAAGGTTAACGGCCAATGTTTCAGCACTAGGAATGTCGACTAGTCGGCCCCTAATATAGTTATATAAATATAGATTATTTAAGTTGTCTAAAGCCGGCGCGATGGATGAACTAGAATAAAAATTTCCCCTGTCGTCCATGACTCTAGAATCCCATCTAGCTTCAATAACCGGTTGTTTAAAGAAAAATTCACTAGATCTGGAAAAAAATCTTTTTGTATAACAACTTTTTTGTTGTCCGGATGGATTATGAAGTATTGCTCCAACAGTATCCCCCGATGAGTTAGAAACATAACCTTCAAGACTAGAGGTTAGAAAAACCCCAAAACCATAATTTGGTTTATTGTTGGCCAGCCACTCTTCTACAGCAGAAGAAACATCAAGTAAGAGATCTTCATCGCCATTTACAAATGTAAAAGTATAATTTGGCATAGTAGAACCAGAAACGTAAGGAGACGTATGATAATCACCTCCAACTGTTGTCCAAGCGCCGTCGCCGACAGTAAAAGCGGCTATTTTAAGAAGGTCACTCGCGGGTTCGAACCCAGTATTGGCTGCAAGGACATTTGCCACGTTTCCAGCTGTACCGGTGTCGTCCATGGTTAGAGTGATCTTAGTAGTTTCATCCGTTGTGATGGCCGCTGTGAGGCCAATCGTCCCGGCTGTTAGAACCGTGCCATTGGCTCCTCCGTTATATCCCACGGCGCTGTTTACAGTTCCATTTATAGCATCTACAACAGCTGTCGCGGCCTTGGCTGGTGTGTTTGCAGTATCTAACGCAATTCCAAAATTATTAGAACCGGCACCGGCGACTGCAGTATCAACAAAATTGAACACATGGGCGGTTGCGTCGCCGCCGGCGGCGGCGGGAACAGTCATTGTAAATGCATCATTAATAGCAACACCTGTGGTATCAATCGCGTCGATCAACGTGGCTTGTACAAAATTATTATTTGCATTCTTCCAATTCGAACCTTTGATATTATCTTTTGTTTTATCTGTGTAGCCTTCCATGTCCAAGCCTGAACCCTCTTGCCATGAAGAAGATACAGCCAAAACGTTAACAGTAAAGTTTTCTGGTAATTGCTCTGAGTGTTTTGCATTAAACATTCTTAAAAAGAAATTGACTTTCCCAGGTTCGGGTATTGTACCAGCTGCTCTATCAGATGATATTTTGTCGACAGGAAACTGTATCAGTATACGGGACAATTCGACTGAAGAAGTCGTGGCCAAACCATAAATTGAAAAAGTCTCTAGTATATCTGCTGCGCCCATGTTCGAGCCAGTTGCGCGGGTAGGTTTGTCTACTCCCTTCGCATTAGTTATAGTGTTGTCCAAGCTAGCAATATACTTTTTAATAGCCATTATTTAATAGTCCCTTCAATATCTAGATTTGGATATTTTAATTCATAAATAGTGTCTTCGGGAGCATATAGAATCCGGCCGTCGGCAGAGAGATAACCGCTTGCTTCAAGAGTTGAGTCGGAATAATTGCCTCCAGAAACATTTTCTATTTTTACATCTGTAACATCGACAATTTCATCCAGATTATTAAGCACATCATAAATTTTTGTAATATAGATTGGCTCTCCTATATCTAGTTTTTCCCTGAACATGTTTTGTATTTCTTTGATCGCCACAGTAAGCGCTTCATATTTATTTTGTGAATAATCAACCACAGCGACAAAGTTAATCTTTATATTAATAATTTTAGGGTCTAAAATATCAATTGTGTCGTTTATCATACGATAGTTATTGAGCCATAGCTTTAAATTATTTTTCAAAATTTGGTTGCTAATTACAAAATTTTCATTAGAATCTTCTGATAGCAAATACAAATTTAAATTTCTTTTAAAAGAATCATGATCTCTTATTATTTTTGCTCTCTTGACTCTGCCAAATTTAGCAGGCATCCTATAAACCAAGGCCTCATAGTCATTCGCTGTTACAGCACGATTTTGAGAGGCGAAAACATCATTAACGCGCTGTCTTAATTCTTTAGTTGTTGGCAAAGAAACATCTCCTAGAATTGGCTTTTCGTTTGTTGCCTCAATACTGTCCCTTACCAAATTAATTTTACTAGCGACTATAGCATTTTTACCAAAAACAAATAATGGCTCAGACACCTTGGTTAGCCCGTTGGTTGCTACGTTAGTTTTATCAACTGTGTTTGTTCGATACACAATTCTTAAAGTAGTGTTCGCAGGAGAAATGCCAAATTTATCCGTTTCTAGAAGGTTTGATGGGTCAAAGGATGCATCATTTTCGTATGCGCGGCCATGCATCTTTAAAACGATGTTAGATGGATGAGTTATATTATCAGTTTTTAAAGAAGATTCAGAGCCGTAACCAAATTTTACAAAAATTTGCCCAAATTTATTAAAAGTGATAAACCGTCGGGGCACAGATGTTGCAACTATCTTTTCCGGAGCGTGTTTCCTTGTGCCGACATCTTTGTTTATCACCGTCCTGAATACTGTGTCTTGTGATAAATAATCAACTTCATAATATTCATGCCCCTCGGAATCAGTTATAGATACTATCTCCGTAATATTTGGGTCTGTCAGTGCAATTGACAAAAATCTAGTAAAATTACCAACATTAACAGTTTGTTCGTTAAGTTCTCCAGACATAACTCTTCCATATGCCTTTACAGCATATGAAACAGAGGCGCCGTCGCCCGTATTTGAAGTGGCAGTTACAATTTCATTATCAGGATTTGCAAAGTCCACATTGTCTATTAAAGTAAATATCTGACCCGACAAACTGGAAAATTTAGTTCCGCGTACGAGTATAGGTAAATAGTTAACATCTGGATCTGATCCATCCGGAGTAACTGGTGCTAAGATGAATAAGGACACCACTCCAAAAGAGTTTGCTTTTAATGGTTGTTTATAGCCAACTTGTTCACCGTGTCTTAGTATATTATTGTATTCTATAGCAGTGTCTAAAAATGATTCATTAGCTTGATAGTCTAAATAAAAGGACAATACATCTCCCACATATGAAACAGTATCTAACATGAGAGAGCCAAATGACGCTTCTGAAAAGTCTTGAAAAACATTAGGGTAATATCTTTTAGTATAGTTTACTAAGCTCTCTTTTATGGAATTAAAATCTCTATCAGTGTATCTTATAAGTTTTTTATCTTTTTTAGACATGTTTTAATTAATATCCTCCTTGGTTAAGACCAAGCTGGTAGACAAGTTCAAGTTTGGTATGTCGTATATAATCGTTACAGATAAAATATTTGAATCGTTTAAATAATCTTGATCTGTATTAGTATCAAACTGTACTCGAAGGTTTCTTAAAAAAGGCATATATTTTCTTATTTGATTATCTATTTTTTGTCTCATACCAGAAATACTATGTTTTCTAGGCTCAAATAAAAAGTGACGCATTCCAACCCCAAAATCAGGATTCATCATTTTTTCTCCTGGCGCCGTTAAAAGAAGATTTTTTAAATTTTGTTTTATTTCTTCTTTATATTCAGTAATAAGAGAAAAATGTCCGAACACTTCATCTTTCATCAAAGGTAGTCTTGGTCCTATAGCGCTCATTTTTGTCCCCTAAACATATTTTAGACAGATTCTCAAGTGCACTTATAAATAGTTAAAGGATTAAAATCATGCCAGTAATAGACTTAAAGATAATCATCACAATTTGGATCGTCGTCACCAAAAAACTCATCATGCTGATTTTGTTCCCATTGATCTACGAAAATTAATGCAAGATATATCATGCCAGGTATAGTGCTGGATGGCCCTCCGGGCAAGGGTGGAGGCATAATACCGCCGCCCCATGGCATCATAGAGGGGATCATTGCAGCCCACAAGCCCGGCAATAAGTACGGAGATGCAAAAACTTTTCTTAATTCTTCCTTTGCTTCTGCGATGCCCTCTTCCATATTTTTAATTGTCTTCATAACATCAGTTTGAATCGATTCTTTTTTCTTCTTAGCTTTTTTATATTCTTTTTGAGCGTCTTGCAGCTTTTTCATATCGGCAGCCATCTTATCCCACTTTTCACGAGCTGTAAGAGAGCCATCAGTGGTCGGCTCACTATCCAGCTTGTCAATCCAAGGAGGTGTGGTCAGCTCCAAGACCCAGGTATCAAATGATTCCTCGACCTCAATCTCGATATAATCTTTTAGGCTATCAGCTGGGTTAGGCATGATTGGCGGATCCGCGTCTAAGTTGCCAGGATCAAATACGACCGTTGAATACATGTCGATAGCTGACTTCGCCGCGACCGCGACGCCGGACATGGTGCTTTCGATAGTTAACATGGCCATGTCGGCAGCTGCGATTGCGGCCTGTGCTGANTGTTTTGCAATCCAAACTCCAGATTCTAAAGCAGAAATAATAGCTTGTTGTATAGCATTGGCGGCCATAATTATGGCTTTAGCCAATGCAATTGCGGGGTCGGTAACCTCAACAAACCCTTTAAGAATTAATAAAGAAGTTCGTATTATAATCCACAATATTATGTTTGACATATTTGGATCTTGCGCCATCGTGTCTGGCATATTGGCCGGCATTTGATTTTCTAAGAAGTCGGCAATTGGTTCAGGAATAAACGTGTAATCCAAAGAATTTTCTATTCCTTTCATAATCTGAAATAAGGTATTTTTTGTTCCCCGCAAGACGTCTGTTGGTTCCTTAATAAATTTAGACAAGCTATCTCCGGCCATGGCGAAAGACAGAGACATATAGTTTTTCATTGGAAATAAATGATTATACATCAATTTAAATTCTGGTGTTTCTTTCAACTCAGTTATCATGCTTTGAGCTAGATTTTTATAAAAGAATTGATGAAAATTATTAGTTAAGTGTTTCATTGCGCCGGCATTCGTGGCCTTTAACATTTCTTGTAATTGCTGGCTGTCAGTAAGAGTCAACCCAGGAATATATGGACCTAAATCTGTTTGTTCGATTCCCGTTGGTGGAGGTGGGGGTGGTTTAGGTGTGATTTCCGTAACCGTGCCGGTGCCTTGCTGATCCATACAATAGCCAGAAAGTTTTTCATCCAATTCGTATATATAATCTGGATGTAAATGTCTACATGCTAGATTTGAAAGAGCGGCTAACTCGTCTTCACTAAAATTACGCAAGACAAGGCGTTGTGTCCACTCCCAATCGAATAGAGTCGCCGAGTCGTGCTGCCAGTAGTGCGGAATAATTTCCTTCATCTCTTCCTTCTTTTTCGCCGTGTACAGGCTGAGCATGCCGTATGCCGGGTCGTTCAACATCGTCACGAGGGCCTCGTCGGTGAGGATGAGATGCCATGGGTCGACGCTCCCGTCCGTCGGCAGAGAGAATTCATCTTCTGGGGTAGCAGGATCGTCCGGAGTAGTGCCTTCAGTGTTTTCTACGTGCCAGGCCTGGTATTGTTTTTTATAGAAGGCACTGAATTCCGGATCTTTTTCCGTAAGAGGCTCGTCAAGGCCTTGAAAATCCCACTCATGTCTATGCACATAAACTGCGATATACTCTGGATAGTCTCTTGGTGTATACGACGGATAGTTACCCCAAATCGGATTAACCATATAATCAAATTTCAGCATCGGGGAATATTCGCCCGAGGGAAGATCTTCAACATATCCCCATCCGGTGGGATCGTTGTGTTCATCGGTCCACCATTCCGGGGATTTGCATCTGTCAGAGTCTCCTAGAGTGTATGTCCATCGACGATCGTTGATGATACCCCTGGGATTATAACTAGAGGCATCGGGCGCGGCGTTCGGGGGCGCCCACTGGCCGCCGACGTCGAGGGTGCCGCCGCCGCCACCCCACTCCGGTTCATCGTTCTCTTCTTCGGGCCATGAAGCGTTGTTAACCGGGATGGTCTCACCGAATTGGACGCCGATGTGCTGTTTGTAACCATCAGCGAAAACATCCGAGTTGAGCAGGCCTTTATTTCCATTAAAATATTCAAATAATTCCTTGCTAAATTGTGGAGCTAGTCTTATAATGAGTTTCGCTTGGTCGTACCTGAGTGCTGCTTGATTCCATTGTTCTTGTGTAATCGGGGACGAGTTCGGATCCGTGTTGACGTCAAAACCATGGCGGTCAACACAGTCGGATTGTATGTATTGATCTGAATAAGCGCCTGCATCAAAGACCGATCCGGGCTCGGGCGAATCCGGATGGGGTTTACCTTCTTGCCAGCCAGAATCAAGGTCTTTTTTAGAAAGTATTTTTTCAGACTTGGCTGCTTTCGTCTCAGGGCTGATCTGTGGGAAGGAAAGATCTGTGAGCGTTTCTCCAAAAAGAGCGTGTGTGCCCTCATCATAAATACCTAATTTCTCTAAAGAAATTAAAGTATTGTTCTCGCCAACCAAAAAAGAATATGCATTTGGAACAGATACAATGTTCCTCTCAATTTCAACAACGGGTATTTGTAGTTCATCACAAATTTTAAATTTTGCCTCAGGGTACTCAGCAGTATCCCACTGGCCATTTTCTGGGGGAGCGTCAACATAATATGGCCTATGACTAAAGAATGTTTTACTGCTCTTTAATCCCCAAGCAGGTACAGGATGAGTACCCAAAGTATCGGGTTGGCCATGCCCAAATGAATTTCTCATAAACTCTTTTAAGTCTAATTCAGGGATAGATTCATCTACTGACAAAGTTGTGGAGTAGCTAAGCCGTATGCCAAACTTGATCTCTTTGAAAAAGGGCTCAAAACCATACTTTTCATAAAACGGCTTCATTGTATCTGCAAAGTCAGTATAAAGCAGCTTTAAAAATATCTCGCTATAAAAATTACTCCAAATAGTAAGCGGTATATAATCATA